CGTAGGATACTGGCACAAAAAAAGCCCTCGCCACCGGTGCGAGAGCCATTGCTACCCTAGTTTAAAAGGTAATCTATTTAAAACTCATAATCTACTAGATAAACTGGTAGACTAAACCAGTAATCTAGTAAACTAGTAGTCTAGTTAACTAGTTCTATCTACTAGTATACTAGTTTTAGGTGGTTGTCAAGGGTTTTGGGTGCGAAAGTTACCCTGTTTAGCCCAGTTCTAGTGCCTGAGTCCCTAGTTGCGCTAGTTCCGTACCACTAAACACAGGGTATATCAATTCATCTCGAAGTCGAAACCACTGAGTGCTTCTTGTAGCTCCTTATAAATCTCATCGCTACTTCTGTGTACAATATTAACTGACGTGCTATCATCGAACAGCTTCTCAGTCTTAGCTAAGATTTCCAGTGCCCTGACTCTCACACTTGGAGCGTTGTCTTCGTTACTGGCTTCGGCTTGAAGGCTTTGTATTATCCATGCTTTCGAGAGTTTCTTCTGTTCTCGTTTAGCTACTGCGCTGTCGTCTTTAAGTTCTTGGATCCGGTTCTTAATCTTCTCCATCTTACAAAGCTTGGTTGCTTCATTGGATGCGCTTCGTCTGTTAGATTCGTCCGCATCGTAGGCTTTGATATATGCATCCGTCTGGCTGTGTCCTCGTGCTACAAACGCACAGAAAGCAGACTGCTTCGGTGTCAGGGTAGTGCCCCTAGTCATATCGCCTCCGGTAATAGGTTCATACCCATGTTAAACAGGGCTTTATCAAAGTGCAAGTAATTGCTACCTCTTGACAAGATGACATGGTTACATATATTTCTTGTGTCGGTACTCTGGAATGTGCGCCTTGCGAGGTGATAACCGGAGCTAAGTGAGACCTGAAACAACTGTCTGCCAAGGTCGAGAAGCCACAAACAATCACCCTCATATAGAGGAGCAGAAGATGGACAGGAAATACCACAGAAGTACAGCACATCAAGCCTTGAGAGATATCTTGGCTACTATGGTCTCCGAATTAAAGAGAGATCGCAAGCGCATGGAACCCCAAGATGTGGCCTTTGACTTGGGCTACATAAGCGCACTCACCTACGCAATTAAAGTAGAGGTACAGAACAGCATGAGCTTCGGGTATGTTCATGACCTAATGAAGAAGGATAGCGAACAAGCGAGCCGTGTGCTTGGGAGGGTATCCTAATGAGTTTACCAGAATTGAGTAAAGGAAATGTCTGGCTGGAAGTGAGTCCAGATGAAGAAATTGCAGAGTTGTACTTTGATGTCATTGACCTGCACAACACGATGGCAGGTCATAAGTTTCGTGACGAAAAAAGAAGGCATGCAGGGACAGACAATGAAGACACAGCAGGTGATCTCATTGATAATATCAAGTACATAGTTGACAAATTAGCTGGCCGATGCAAGGGGGGTGAATGATGAGAGATATCACTGAACGCATCGACGAACTGTGTGAATGGATGTACGGACACACCCACTGGGTATGCTTGGACACCTTGAGTGACCAAGAGAAGGTGGGTCTGGATAAGGTGGCTGATATAGGAAGCGTGGATGGTCAGCAGGTAGCCTTCTATCACGACGAAAACTATATAGATCCACAGACACCTGTGCGCGAGGCACTGAAAGAGGCGAGCATCTCAATCGCCTGTGCCCTAGAGGATGACATGGAGAATTTGCAGATGTCAGACTTGAAACACATCCAAGATAAGATCACTGAGTTAGAGAACCTGCTTGATCCGGTACCCTTTACTAATGGGCGTAACCAAGGAGTAACATCATGACAGTTAGACACGAGCATGAGACGGAATTCCAAGAAGCCCTAAGAGAAGCAAGCATATCTATCGCTTGTGCCTTAGACGAAGTCCCTAGCACCGAAGACCTTGAGCATATCCAGACTCAAATTACGATACTGGAAAACAGGTATAAACCTGTGGCCCTGCTCACCTGTCATACCTGTGGCAAGGTGCGACTAAGCAATGGGACATGGGTTGCTCCCATGGAGGAGATGCCAGATGACAGTTAGACACGAGCATGAGACGTGGATCAATACCCACATGAGCAAGATTCACATCTTGATCCGGCTGAAGGAGATGATGTATGAGTGCGACCGGCAAGGTGATGCTAGATCCAATGAGTTACGTCTTCAGTACATCGAAGACTTCACTAAGACACTGGCAGATATTGAGAACAGCTTGTATGTAAAGTTGGATGACGTAGGAGATGGACTGTGATTCACATTGAGCAAGTTAAAAAGCTATCAGAATGCTACACTACCTTGAGTGGTATAGCAGATGAGCTTGACGGAAACAGAGAGCTATGCGATTGCTGTGGTAGAGATTCGTGGAACAACCTTACCGAAGGTCGTCTCGCACGAGAGGTTGAAGCAATGGCACGGAAGACGCTAAAGTGTATATCATTAATTAAAAACGAGCTAAGATGAGAACAAGAAAAGCTAGAAAGTTATTAAGGCGTGGCCTCCTCATCGCTAGGGTGAGGGGGCACAAGCCCCAGTTGATATCACACGCTGGGGCACTCAAGCTATACGGATGCCCGAACAAGAACTGCTCTACAACACTAGAGGCTTGGGATAATCCAGAGAACGTGGGCGGAGCCATGCTTCACTCGTACTGCAACACACCTAAGATGTTCTGGTTGCGCAGGTTTATTATCAGGCTTATCGGTTTTTAATATGTTAGCTAGCTTCTTAGCGTTTCTTTTTTTCTTGTGCTTGATCCTAATCATCGCACTAGCAATTCAAGAGCCCTACGAATAACTGGGGGCGACAGGCTTTGACATCCCGAAAGGCTCGCAAGAGCAAGGGGTGCACTCCGGTTCGATTCCGGACGCCTCCATAATTGAAAACCCCCTAGGGTATGGAGAGAGAGGACACTTCACATAGCCTAGGGGGAGACGCGCAAAGGAGGGGAAACACGCCTGTTTTTATTAACCTACAAGTTATTCTATTTGTTGGTCAATAGCCCTTCTTGCGCAGGTTGTCCACAAAGTCCTCGCTCCTGCGAGACTTGAGCTTCCCGATGCTCCAATGGCTGTGCCCCGAAAGCCATCCGTACTTAATGCCCATCCGGATCCCCACAGCTATGCTCCCACCAAGAAGTAAGAGTCTTGCTAATATCTTTTTCTTCGTCATCGCTCTTCCATTAGTACAGTCAATCCCTTGCTAATCATGAAGGAGTGACACATCGCAAGGCTATCCAGTCCGGGGTTGGCACTCAGGTTTAACTCTATGGACTGGGGCTCATGCATTGGGATCACCATCTCTGCCAACTCCCGGCGCACTAAACTCATTGTCATGAAGTGAGATGCCCACATCACAAGCGATACCGATGAGAGCAACCAAACCCAAGTAACTACTTTCTCTATGTCAATCATGGTGAACCACTACCTAGAGATTCCTGTCCATCAAAACCATCTAGCAAGAACGGATCCTCTTTTGCGTTAGGCAGGAAGGCTCTGATCTTATCCATCACAGAAAACTTCATGCCCTTCATCAATGGCCTAGCTAATTTTCTATTCCACTCCGTCAGTTCCTTTGTCTTAGTCGGACGGAATAAGCCACGATGATTCCAAATAATCTTATAGAAAGATTCATTTTCATCCTTCATCTGTTCTTCCACACAATAATGATTGAATCCTGAGTGATTGTTTCTCCACCAACCTATGGGAGGAGGGTCGTCATCTGCATGTATCTCTCGAACCAGTTGCCATAGGATCTCCTTTGACGTGGCAGTAGACCCACCATTGGGCACGACCTGCAAGAGCCTGTCCCACCACTTAATCCTTTCCTCTGTCGTGTTACGATTTTTTCTAGGCATTTGCTAACAACTCCTTTAATGTGTGCAACTCTTTAATAATCATTGCTGATTGCCCATCCACAAAACCTATACTGTCTGGCCTAGGAAATTTGTGGTGATACTTCTGGGCAAGCTTTACCTCTTTGGTAAATTCTTTAGCGCACCGGATAAACTCTTTCACCACAGGATCATTAACTTCCGCCACCATTTTCTTTCGTCTCTGCTCCTGCGACTTCTCAAAAGACCTTGCCTTCAAGGTTTGCTCAAAGGTTATAGATGGATCCTTTGAGTATTTAGTTTCCAGCACTATCGCCTTCTCGACTGGCGTGTCTCTTTTTTTATAAGACTTAACCAATTCACGAACTTGAACATTGGTTAACGTCTCATCCAGAACCTTTTTTCCTAACGCTTTTTTTTCCTCAAGAGTACCATTCACAGTAGTTATGCCACTGATTTTTTCTAAGGTACCTGCGCGAATACCTGCCTCGTGACCCTCCAAGCCTCTCAGTAGATCGTAAATAGTTGATGTAGAAAGACCAACAACCTTTGCCAACTGCTTAAAATTAAGACCTTCGCTGTCCATCAGCTTCTTATAGCTTCTCGCACGTTCCAGTTCAGGCACCTTCTCCCTGTGCTCGTTCTCTAGCAGTTGCATTAGGTATGCAGTCCTGTCGTCAACGTCTGCGACAATAGCATCTATCCTTTTAAGTCCTGCCATCTCTGATGCCTTTGTTCTCCGGTGCCCATAGATGATCTCGTATCCGTCCCCCATGGGACGCACCTTGATCGGTTGTGCTAATCCGGATTCCAGTATGTTGTCCGACAATTCCTTGAGCCCCTCTGGGTCCATAGTCTTTCGGGCTAGGCTTGCACTTGGCCTTAGATCTTTGATTGCTAACTCTTTAACTTTCATCGTGTCCTCTCATCCACAATGTGATAAATTTATTCGTGTCCCAGTGTACCATTGGTTCTTGGTCTGCCGGATCCGATCTGTCTTTTCTGCCACCCATAGCTATGTACTCATATGGTGTGTTGAAATTGATGTACCCAATTGAGTCATTCCAAGCCACTACCCAGATGCATGGCAACTCTAACGCCCTAGCTGACATCCACTTGTGTTGAGCTATAAAGATGGTTGGGTATTTATTCTTGAGGTTGTGCCTTCTCTTCACCTCAGCATAACCAACGATTTTATTTTCTTTTGACAGTGCATAGTCGAGCCCATAACTAATCGGAAGCTTGTGGGCATCGTAGCCCCATTCACGACACGCAAAGGTTATAACACCTTGCTCGTTGTCCCGGTCTGTCTGGCTCTCGTACATCGTTCTCATGACAGAGGGCACCCCACGTCCAAAAGGAATAGAAAAACGTGGTCCATTTTGTGGTCGTTTAAAGTTTGCCGTACAGTAAGGGGGCACCGGCAAACTCCCTCTGTCTGTTTCATACTTCTCCTTCTATCGCCTTTACCATTGCATAAAAACAAAAGCAAAGTCCAATCCCTACAAGCAATACAATCAATGTAGCGTGTCGCTTTCTTTACTGGGGACGTGCCATGCATGTTGGGGCGTACCCATTTGCTTTTTAAACACTGGCTTCATTGACTCTAAGAGTGGGGCGTCCTCGTTCATCTTGTGAAGCTCAATCATTTCCTTTGTTTCCTCTGGATTATTCAGCCAAGGATGTCGCTCCTTCACCTCGCTCAAGTGAAAGCTGACTAGCAAAGATTCCCCATCCCCTCTCATGAATGTGGTTTCAATCTGGACATTGCAGTTACATGAGTAGAGATGTTTCCGTGCTTCTTCTGAGGTGGCGTCGTGCTCGTTAATTGATTCATTGTCCACCGACTTCTCGTCCATCATCGTAAAAATATTACAGTCGTCTTGATGCAACGTCTCCAGTTGGACTAAGGCTTGATTCTCCTTAGCCAAGCTGTCTATCATCAACACGATACATGATACTGCATCGCCATTATTGTCTTCTAATGCCACCATCTATCTACCTTTTTTGGAGGATTGTTAGACTCCCTCTTCCTGTGGTTTGTGTGGTTCACATAATCGTCCAAGATATTTCGCAACAACTGAGACAAGCTTATCTCCTGATACTTTGCTTCTTTGCGCAAGTCCTCTAGGACTGACTCATCCACTCGTAACAAAAACTTCTTCTTCATCTTAGAATGGTAGCCCGTCATCGCTGTCATCCTCAGCCTTCTCTGCTTCCACCTTGACTGGCCCGGACCCGGTCCCACCAAGGTCAATCTCCAGCCTAGCATTCTCGTAAGGTGTACCCGCCTTGGACACACGATCCCAGACAGCAACCTTCAGCTTAGGCATCGTGCCTTCCTTCGCCTTGTTAACCATCGCCCGAAGAAACTCTTCGGTGAACTCTATGTTTCCTGTCTTAAGTGGGTGACGCTCGCTTGCTCTGAACTTGTTAGCAAAAAGTGCAAAGTCTAGCTTGGGTTGGTCTTTGTAATTAGGCATCAATCAATTCCCCTTGTGCTTGTGTGTCATCGTTAAGTTGCATTGCCACCTTGGCAAGGTCATGGATACTGATCATCATTTTTGCTATCGCCTTCTCGTCACGAGATGCAATTGCTGACTTGATTTCTGTTTGAGTCTTTTTGTCAGGCTCCCAACCAGAACTCACCACCTCATTGCAGAGATCCTTTAAGGCTTGGATGGCTTCTTCTACATCGTCCTGTGCCACTCCATTGCTCTTCGCCTCAACCTTGGGCTTTGCCTTGGCTTTGGCCTTGACAGGCTTCTTCGGTGGAGCCTTGGTTACACCATTAGTTTCTTCCATGGGCAGTCCATCACCTGAGTACAGGTAGTTAGCCAGCCCAAACAAGCTGAAGCACTTCACCAGACATCTCATCTTCGCATCAGATACATCTCTGCTAGAAGGATGGGCAATGCTCTTCATCCGGTAATCCATTACTGGCAACCACATCTCACGGCTAACATCACCAATGGTTACTGTGCATGACACCATCGCAGTACCACCTTCGTAGTAGGTGAGATCTCTAATCACACCATTCTCATCAGTGGTTCCGTTCCACTTGATCTGCATCTCAGGATAATTCTCCATCATGATCCTGTATGCATGACTCCAACTAAGATACGTCAGTCCTGCTTTTTCCTCTGTGTATTCGTTGACGTTGATCTTACTCAATGCCTTCCAAATACTACCTGCTGTTAAAGTTTTAGCGGGCATTTCCCCTATCTCCTTTCCATTGTGGACAAAAATCTGCGACCTCACACCAACTCTCGCACCTGATGTACTTCGCATTCCCTTCCACTATTGAAAAGCTTCCGGTCTTCTGCTTATTGATGTAATCAGTTGCTTCCTGCCTTGTATCAAACGACCGTGGTTTACCTTTCCCATTTACTTGATAAGCGCCACGAGCCCAACGCTCTTCTGGTGTACAAGGGATTGTTCTTTCCTGTGTGTGTAGCTTTACCCTCTGAGCTATGTAGTCATCCTGTCTCTGGTCTCTCCACATAGGGACAGACATGACCACAACAGGTGAGTCCGGGTAGTTGTACTTACCCACACGAGAACGCATCCAATCCCTGCATATGCATACGATGTTCAGCTTCGTAGCCGTGATCCCATTTTGCCGGATCAACCACGCATACATGTTCAACTGCTTTTCCCAGTCTTCCTTTAACCCACGTTGAACACTGTAAGCTGAGGTAACTTTGTAATCCGTAATGGATCCATCGTCACCCAATAGATCTATGGCACCGCTGATTGTGGATCCGTCATGCTCTGCATGGAACCTACGCTCTTTAGTGCCCTCGCTCTCAGCCAACTCAATAACATTGTGAACGCCCTTACCTAGCAACTTCCAAATCTCTTCCCTGACATCAACACTGATGTCGTCTTCGTGGAGGTGCCACAACCGGCGAATCTGTGGCGGTTTGATTAACTCTGTCACGCTGAAATCTGCCCCATCCTTTGTGTATGGGTCATTCCGGATAGCGTCTACGATAGAGTCTGGTGCGCCGTAGTTGTTTGTTAACTTCAAGAAACCCTCCAGACACCGACCGTTCCTTCGGTGTCAGGCATGCGCCGTACAACATACCTGCGTCCATTGTCGTTCTTGTTCCACCGTGTAGCAGAAGAACGAACACTCCGTTCATGCTTCATGTCATCACACTGAACCATAAAGCATTCGTCTACTCCCAATTGATCGAAGGGGTAGGTGCGTCTCTCTGTCCTGTGAGGGATCGGTATCCCACTCAGGATTTCCACTCCATCCTTTGTTACGTCTGTCATGTAGTTCTCCATATTCCTATGCCATAATCAGTAACTCTAATTGAAAACTTCTTGCCAGTACTTCTTGCCATCCTACCCGCATAACTCCTGATCGCGTTGATCTTTTCTGCCACCTCTTCCTCTGTCATTGTCAACTCTATCATGTCGTTGACTGCGATCTTGTCGAGTGGCAGATACCCCCACTTCCTAGGAGGTCCGGGGTTCTTAGGAGGCGGTCCCACATCCTCGTAAACCCTAAAGCGCGTTGCCGTTTCTGTCACCTAAAACTCCTTTTCTTGCCATTACGATTTTTTATCGCTATTGTCCCTGTTTAAGGAGACGAAAGTATGGTAACCACTCAACATGGATCCCGCAAGGGGTCCGACAATAACCTCATAGTGCTCACGATTAAAGGTGAACCTGCATCGAAAGCGAACTCAAGGCGACTGGTGCTAATGGGTGGCAAGCCTCGCTTTATTAAATCGAAGAAGGCTTTGGCATACAAAAAGTCTGTCGATCTACAGTGCCCAGTGAGCAGTGAGTTGCTAGATCAAGACTTAGCAATAGCGATGAAGATTTACTACAGGACTAGAAGACCAGACCTAGATGAGAGTTTGATATTAGATCTATTACAAGACAAAGTTTACAAGAATGATAGATCAATCAAAATGAAATATGTTTTACATGGTCTAGATAAAGAAAACCCTAGAACTGTTTTAGTAGTAGGACCAGTAGAAAATAAGGATGAGATTATTAGTACTCTTAGTAAACTAGTATAAATAACTAATATAAAGGCGGGAGATGTTTAGAGAGGATGTTCCAAGCGATGTGAAGTTTCTTGCGGACAAGCTTTCTGTTGGGCAATACAAACGGAAATGTCCACAGTGTCATCACACAAGATCAAAGCATAAGCATGACAGGGCACTCTCCCTTAACATAGACACAGATGGTGTTAGATATCACTGTCACCATTGCGGAATTCAAGGAGGTTGGATGCACAAAAAAAACACTTATACACCTGATCCTTTTGAGCGGAAATCAATCACGTTGCCGGATAGATCAGAGCCTAATGCAGTAGCAAAAGAGTACCTCGTCAGCAGAAACATCGCTGAAGAAGTGATTGAAAAGCATACGGTTCAGGGCACATACACCTTTAATGGAAAAGCTGTACCTGCAATTGGATTTTTGTATGAAGATGAGCACGGAGTACAAGCCATAAAATGGCGCAGTGCAAACAAGGCTAAATACTACAGCCAACAAAACGTATGCGAAGACTTTTACAATCTTCACAACTACAAGACTGGCAATGACATACTGCTTGTTGAGGGGGAGATGGACGCACTGTCATGGATGTCATGCGACATACCTGAAAACCTGACGGTGATGAGCATTCCGAATGGGGCACCGTCAAAGGTAAGAGATGGCAAGGTGGATCCCCGTGAAGACAAGAAGTTTCAGTATGTCTGGAGGGCTAAGGATCAGCTTGAGAGTGCAGAAAGAATCATACTGTGCTTTGATAACGATGAGGCAGGTGGTGCGTTGCAGGAGGAAATTAGGAGGCGCATAGGCACCAGTAAGTTGTGGACCCTAGATCTTGGCGGGTACAAAGACACATCTGAGGCACTGCAAGACAAAGGAGTCGGATACCTACTTGGACAATTGGAAGTTGCTGACCCTTATCCAACGGTAGGATTGTATAGGGCGCGAGACTTTAAAAGAGATTACGATCAGCTATACGAAGAGGGGCAAATTAGTGGCAGTTCTACTGGCCTGAGATCGTTAGATCAACTGATACAGGTGGTGCCCGGAATGCTGACGGTAGTCACTGGCTTTCCTTCTTCTGGTAAGAGTGATTTGATTGATCAGATTTGCTTGAACCTAGCTAGGCAAGAGGGTCTTAAGACTGTCTACTGTTCTTTTGAAAAGCCACCTGCATTACACATGGCACAACTGGCTCAAAAGCTAATGGACAAGCCGTTCTTTGAGGGCATTTCTACAAGGATGGCACACGAAGCAAAGGACTACGCATACGAGTGGATAGACGAACACTTTTTGTTTATGGACCACACGTTAGATGGACCTACTACTATTGATGGGATCCTAGACACAGCATCGGCGGCGGTGATGCAGATTGGTTGCAGGTTGCTGGTGATAGATCCATACAATTTTATAGAGCTACCACCATCTGACCGTGAAACAGATTCGATTAGCAAAATGCTGACGAAGATACAGAAGTGGGCTAAGTCCCATGATGTGCATGTCTTCTTTATAGCTCACCCGACTAAGCTGTCCCCTGATCGTAGATCAGATAAGAAGGTGGTCATTACCGGGCACGATATTGCAGGTAGCGCGGCGTGGTTTGCGAAGGCCGACTTAGGCATTACTGCTTGGCGACACCAGAGAGATGAAGAGCCCCCGGAGTGTCATGTATGGAAGGTTAGGTGGGGATGGATTGGCACAAATGGATACTGTCAGCTAGACTTTGATCGTGCTACAGGAAGATGGACCGATCACATAAGAGAAGAAGTTGATGATGCAAGGTGGGACTTTTAGAAATGGCTTAGCTACGCCGTTTTTGAGGGATACCTTGACAGCGTGACATGGTTTGTATACGTTTCTATGGTCGCACACGGCGACGTTGTATTAGTTTCTTTTAAGTTAGGGAGGTGGCGTATGAGTACGCCTACTTGGTTTACCGTAGACCGTAAGGGTCTTTCGGGAATCGCTAGGAGACATGGTGTTGAACGCCTTGTCCTCGAACCGATTCAAAATGCGTGGGACGAGAACGTGAAGGTTGTAACACTTACGTTGGAGCCAGTCCCCAACAAACGTCTAGCAAAGCTCGTTGTTACTGACGACTCGCCTGACGGGTTCCGTGATCTAGCCGATTCCTACACGCTGTACAAGGAGAGCTACAAGCTCGACGATCCTAGTAAGCGTGGTCGGTTCAACATGGGTGAGAAGCTTCTGCTCTCTATTGCGAGAGAGGCTTCTATCCAGAGCACGACTGGCACAGTGCTGTTCAGTGAGAAGGGACGGCGTCGGTCGTCCAAAGCTACTGAAGCAGGTAGCATACTGACAGCGCTGGTGGACATGACTAGGGACGAGATCGAAGAGTCGCTGAAGGTTGCGACCTCTCTGATTCCGCCGAAGGGTGTCCACACCACAATCAATGGGGTAGAGCTTGAGAGCCGTGATTTTTTTGCAAAGCGCACGGTTACCCTGCCTACTGAGATTCGTGGCGAAGAGGGTGGGTTCCGCAGGACGCGCCGTCAGACTGAGGTGCGTGTCTACCGTCCGAAGGATGGCGAGGTGCCATCGCTGTACGAGATGGGGATCCCAGTAGACACTGTGGAGATGCCCTTCCATGTCGAGGTGATGCAGAAGGTGCCTCTGTCCATGGATCGCACGTCGGTGAATCAAAGCTTCCTGAATCATCTCGAAGCTAATGTCGCAGAGATTACTGCTGACGAAATCACCGAAGAAGAGGCACAGGGCGGTTGGATAGGCACAGCCCTAGAGCGGATGGAGGATGATGAAGCTGTCCGCAAGGTGTTGGACAAGCGGGTTGGAGACGCAGTGATCTTCAACCCTCACACTCCGGAGTCAAACAAGCGGGCTGTCGATGCAGGCTACGCCGTGATCCACGGTAGGCAGTTCTCTAAGGAGGCATGGGGCACGATCAAGAGATCAGGAGCATGGTCTCCGTCGAGCGATCAGTTTGACACGGGCATGGTCAAGACAAGCCCAGATGGGTTTGAGCCAAAGCTGGCTGATGAATCTGATCCTAAGATTAAGAAGCTTAGGGAGTATGCAGAGCGGTTCATCTCTGTCATTGCAGGGTCTCGTGCCTCCTTGGTACTAGAGTCTGATCGGAGGCTTGAGTACGCTGGGTGCTGTGGCGGGTTTACGGTAACACTAAACGTCGCCCGCTTTCAGTACACTGATCAGCATGCGGTTGATAGGTTGCTGATCCATGAGTGTGCTCACCTCAAGGTGAGTGACCACCTGACTAGTGGTTTTTACAATGAGTGCTGTCGTTTAGGTGCTCGCCTTCGCATGATCGAACCAACGATCTAACATTCACTGGGGGTGGGGCTTCGGCCGCGCCCCCTTTACTACGGAGATACTCTGAACAATGCCTAGACACACGAAGCCTAGCCTTGGGCCTTGGACGGTTGACCACGACCTCATTAAAAACGGGGATGGGCACACAATCGCTGAGTTTGGTGGCAACAACGCTAATAGTTTCAAACCTACTTCGCAGGAACTCGCCAATGTTGCATTGATCTGTGCGGCACCTGACCTGCTTGAGGTCGTAGTTGCCTCGCTTGGTGATCACGATGTAACGGTGTGGCGTGAGAAGGCTGAGACTGCGGTTGCTAAGGCAACTGGCAAGAAGGATGAACTGATTTTTATAGACCCACACAATGAGGAGAAGTAGCAATGATCTGGAGAATTCTGTTAGATCTATTCCTGCTCTCTCTCACAGTTGCAGTGCTTGCCGGAATCATCTTGATTGGTTCTCATAAGACTTACGTCTGGTATCAACACACCCAAGGAGAGCCGGTGATGAATTGCTTCCGACGTGGGGCGAGCAGGGTGAGGTTAGTCTGGGACCGACTGGTCGATAACCTCAGATCGTTTTGGAATCGAATCTTCAGGAATTAGTAGAGCAGGTCTTCCTTGCGGTTCCGCCAGTAGTCTTGGTAGGTCCACCTGTGATGGTACTGCTGTGCTAGGTCAAGCGTGTCGATCACCCCGTGCTTCTCGAAGAACGTCTTGATGCCTTTGGAGTGTTGCTCTATGTGGCAGTCTCGACAGAGGGGCACGAGGTGGTCGCTCGTTCCGCCAGCACCACGCGACTTCATATGAGCAGGGTCACTTGGTCCGGCTTTGCCACAGGTGTGACAGGGCAGGGAGCGGATCCATTCAGCCTTGGGTCCAAATTGTTTTTCTCTTCGCTCAGTCTTTGATAAGCGAGCCAATAGCTACCCCGGCTAGAACGTAAGGTACTGCCCCGGTCAGCCTCTTGAACACCGACTGGTTCGCTACACCCTTCCAAGCATCCGACTGTTGATTCAATGCGTCGATCTCCAGCCTCAAACTTTCGTTAAGTCTCTGCTCCATGACCCACATCGAATCCGAAGTTTGTACTCTTTGCCAGAGCAAAGCGTTGTCAGCCTCCAATGTAGCGACCTGAGTCTGGTATGCAGACACCTCTTTTTCGTGATTCAATTCTAAGGTATCCAGAAGAGCCTCTAAGCCACTTTGTCCTTCTAGCCTACCCCGTAGTGTCGCAAGGTTTTCGTTGTAACTTAGAGAGGCTGTGAGAGCGTCGTTTTTTGCCTCTTCCCTAATTTTTGCCAGAGAATCGTGAGCTTGGTCTAAACTGTCCCTGAGCGACTCGTAATTCTGGACAGCCTCCTCGACTTCTGTCTCAAGCTCCTCTCGTTCTGCTTCCAAGAAACGTACTCGCTCTTCTGCCAAGAGTGCATCGGTCCTGTCTGACTGCATTTGGTTAAAGCCAAGCACCAATAGAACAAAAGCAACGAGGCCGACTAGAATATTACTCGTCTTCAATTGTCTTGCCTTTCACAATTCTGTAGCAGTACTGCTTTGCTACGGTCCCGACGATGTTGGTCCTAGGAACCTTTACCACTTCCACATTGCCATTCTTTATTAATTGTTTTAGTCGAGTTCTGACAGCTTGAGGTGCCATCTCTAAAGCTTCGGCTAATTCAATGACGGACATTGCGCCTTCCGGGTCCGCCGTATTGTATAAGGCCCACTGTACCTGCTCCAGTAAGTCAGCTTCTGTAACACTCATCGAACCTCCAGCGTTGTTGGTCTTTCAGGCTTAAATAATACGTTCTTCATAGTATAACTGTCGTCATCATCAATCTCAAACCAGACAAGCCCAATGTCGGCCAGTGACTCTGCAACCTTATGAACGTATTCTGTTGCTAATTGCCACGCAGGAAGAGCTACTAGTCGTGTTTTTATTTTGTGAATCTTTCCGCTGTCAGCAAACTGGTGGAAGTGGGATCGGATTGCCAAGTCCGGTGCTTCGTCTCCGTCCATCAAGTAATTAAAGAAAATATCTTGGGCATACCATCTCATGTATGGCCCCTTGGTGTGTGCCCTCCTCCCCATTCGACCATGGTGTTTTATGTCGAACCGGACGTTACCAAATTTGACCATGCGGTGGTACGATGACACGGCACCGGTGTCGGGATCCGCGACTACCTTCCATCCTATGGACCTCAAAGCTTTTGCCATTCCTTCTTCTAGTCCACCGGCTCTGCCCACATGAGAAGCTGTCCCTCTTATGATATGGATGCTGTCCGGTTTAAGTGCCAACGGAACCCTGAGCACCTCCATCGCACAGGACACATGAACACCTTCATGGCCTGTCGCAATCTGAGTGGTTCGGTGATGGTCACCATCAACTGCATCCCCGTTACATACTAGATGTAACTTAGCCTCTCTGTTGTTGCGCTTAATGGATTTAATCTTAGCCCATGCTTCTTCCCAATTATTCCAAAGCCATTCCTGTCCCTTGTTGGGCATGTATAGGCCACCATCATCTAACTCTATACCTTCGGGTGGGCACAACCCCACAGTAGACCCACAGTGCAAATCTCCGAAACAAACTACTATGTGTTTCATTGCGCCCCCTCTGCCAATTTGTACCAGTCATCTAAGTCTTTAGGGTCAGACTCAGAACTGCTTATGCACATACGACACCGTTCAGCGGCCTTCAACGTTTGATTGCAATCGGGACACAGGTGCCAATTGGACATAAAAGCCCACCCGCAGTAACCGCAAAAATCGCTATCGGCTTTATTGTCTTCTCCACAACGTGGACAATCAATCATTATTAAGCTCAAGTCGAACTTTTAATAACGCCAATTCCGTTTGCAGGGCGTTAACCCTTGCTTCTAACTCTGCAATTTGAAGGGTCAGGCTCCCTTGTTGACCTATGTATTTTCCTTGCCGGTCACGAATGTCTTCGAGTTCAACCATAGCCTGTGCGTCAGCGCGTTCCATGCCCTCAAATCGTCCACCTGCTACCCATGTTGCAACCAGTATGGAGATCGCAAAGCCCACGCTTATCGCAGGAAGGGATGTTGCTTTTGATATTCCGTTAGCCATTATCGTCTCGCCCTTATCTCTTCGACTTGCGACTCAAGCTCAGATATTCGTTGCGCATACCACTCAAGCGTAAGCTCTTGCTGTTGATCAAATGGAGCACTGCCCGACTCCACTTCTTCAATAAGCTTTTCAAGTTGCGTGTCGAGGTGGTTTAGTAACATAAATTGTTCAGCATCAGCGGGCAGAGAGCCTAGCTCACCTCTAGGCCAACGCACACGAAACTCAGAGTTCGACTCAACCTCGTTCTCCATCATCATTTGAGAGGTTTCTATGGTGTTAAGGCGTTCAACGATTCCAAAGTATGCCCACACGCCTAGGGCAACCCCTGCTACAATGGACAGGAGATTACGCAGGGGCATAGTGAGTTCGGTGTTGTCATTCAACCTTGCGGGCATTAGTTAGTCTTACCTCTAGCCATTAGTTCCCCATCTTGCAGGCGCTGGCCTGCCTATCATGCCACGAACATCGACATGTGTGAACGTATTATATCTTCCTACCCCTAGCTCCTGTCTGTAAGGGCTTTGTTCAAGTGCGTCGGCAACTTCTTTTGGGCTCCACCCCACCTTTACAATATCCGCCGCACCCAAGGTTAAGTGCATAGAGCTAGGCACTCCACCTATAGCCTCGTTGTATGCCGGAGAGCGATACCAACTATTCACAAGAACGCTGGACACCTCGTTCACCTCTCGGATCCACCTTAAAACCAAAAGCAGTTTGAATGCATTCTCCATAAGGTTTAATGAAGGGGCTGTCAGAGATACGCCCGAAGACTTACGCCCGACATCGCAGATTTCTAAAGCGGAAAAGTTTTCTACGCCGCTTTCTTTTAGTCGTGCATCACACAGCACGGCCCACTCACTTCTCGTCATCTTCCCTAAACCTGCGACTGTTATCCAAAACAGCAGGACGACGTGGCTCTTTTACTGCTTGTGCGATAGCCTTGCCTACCCCGGAAACCTGTGGACCCAAGTACTGTGCCATCCGTGGACCTGCCGCCCAAGTGAGAAGTCCCATGCCCCAGCTACCTAATAAGACATAGGCCGGTTCAGGTACGTCCCATATGGTTGCGTCCAGTACAATCAGGACTGCAATAAATAACATAGAACTAGTCAGTAAAACTCTGGCCGCGCTAAGGCTTCCTCGTTCATCGGTTAGTATTTCTCGTATATGCATTACGGCCTCTTACCAAGTAATGATTCAATTACACCCCTGTCTCTTCTGATATCACCCATGATCTGCAACATTTCTTCTAAGATGTCATCACGTTGCTCAAACATTCTGTGTAAGATTCTGCGCTTCTCATCGTTATCAACATCCCTTCTATTGAAAAGTCTGTCGCGATCCTCTCTCCAGTGTTTCATTTCACGTTCAAAGTGACGGACTCTTCTTTCATGCTGGAAATACTCTTGGTGCTCTTCAGAGTATTCTCGTGCTCTGTCCCTAGCTTCACGTTCCGGACGGCCAATGTCAGATGTGCCTTCGATCTGTCCTAGCGTAGTGACCAGCTTGTCAATGTCTTCTACAAGCTCGTAAAAATCTTCCTGATACCCGCCACCTTTTCGTGGATCAAATATCATGTCTCTAATGCCGGGTATATTAGTCCATTGACCAAAGTCAGCCTGTGTCCCCACAACATTTTCATCCGCCACCTTGCGAGTTATAGCATCGGCTGAGGCCATTACATAAGAACCTAGTGTGCCAAAGTACTGTCGCATCATGTACTCAAGCTTCATTGGTGATGTTAAAAAGCCCACATTATTAAGGAATGGAACTTTATCCAAACCGTCTGCCGCAAGTCGTGTTACCATATTCGTGTAAGGATTCCACTGCTCAGTTGAGGCAACAGTATCTTCCATCCATGACGGCACAATATCATCTCGCTGATATGCATCTTTGTTTCTCATAGCATCTATAATGGGACGGATTGCTTGAGGTCTTAAGTCCATCATTAAGGATCCAGTGATCTGTCTTCTCACTTCGTTTCGCATGTCCCTGACATCATGCTCTTCTTCAAATAATACTCGCGCTATTTGTTCTGGGATGACCTTGTAGAGAAACCCTACCTCAAAAGGAATTGGGATCTTAACTCCCGGCCTACCCTTACCCATCGGTATAAGCCACCAATCGTTTTTCACATCCTCACGAGCATTCTTGTACTCTTCTTCGTCGCGCATCAGCATGTAGTACATCAGGGTGCCAAAAGCGATCAAAGAGCCCCTACCAAGAACTGTCAAAGCTCTAGCACGTTGGCTATTCATTCGTTGTTCTTCGCTAATCAACCCAAGTGCCCCACCACCTGATCCGGGGTATAATCCGGGGACATCAGTCTTGCCCATATGCGTTCTATAGGTAACGTCTAGTCCCTGTATACGACCGTTCATGAAGGGTGCCATCGCTGTCATGACTGCAAACAACGGAGACGCTCCACGGCGACCGTAGTTAATGATTTCTATTGCTTGGTTTGTTGCCTCTGCATTAGACATTCCCTGTGCTTTTGCATGATCATAGACAGCCATGCGGGTAGCGACTTCAGAACGCTTCGCCATGTTGCCTAGGGCACCCCAAACATTACCCACGAAATCCTTCGGACTCGCCCAACTCATTTGTTCTCTTTTGAGAATCTTAGCGATATCCTTGCCTGCATCATTCGGATCAGGAGACCAGTCTACACCGATACCAAGGCCAGCTTGTTCAGCCCGTGCGACAATGTCACTTTGAAATACATTGCCCAATACGGTGAAGAACATCTTTGGCCCGCCACCGTACACAACGGTAGCCTGCATAGCATCCCTGATAATGTTTTTAATCATAAAGGGTGGCGATCTTGTGACCGCTTCTCGTAACACCCTAGATGACCCCACCAATATTTTAGCTATTCCAGCAGAAACTTTTGGCGGCAGTTTAACCTTATTAGTAAAGAAGTTTTCAATCGACTGCATTGGGCTAAACCCAATGTTCATCATTGAGCTTGACAATTCCGGATCCATAACACGGTACGTTTTTTCTATACCGTTCTCTAGCATGTCTGCTGGCTTCTGCGGATCCGCTTCTGTGTACTCGTCTGCCCTTAATTCGCCCTTGGCAATTTCATCCTGCAACTGCTCATTGCTAATCTCGCTGACATCAACACCAGATTCTTGTGCAAGCCTAGCTCTAATACGTTCTATCCTAATAGGCTCTAGTGATGTCGATACGCCTTTGACTTTAACAAGTATGGTCGAAAAGTTTTCGTCATCCAGACGGGCATTAATCTCTTTTGCCTCTGCGTCTATGTCTGCCTTTTGTTTTTCTAAAAGCTTTACCCTCTCCTGATAAGCCGCTACACCTGCTTCATCCTTTGCTTTTTTCTTTTTATCTAATACTCTTTGTGTCGCTTCTAATTGTCTCTGTTGTGCGCGAGTCCAAGTTGGTATTTCTACAGCGGTGCCACTCGCAAGTTCGTCACGCATAGTGCGCGTCCCTGCGACATTGACCATCCCGTCCCTGATTAGAGCATTGACGTTTTTAGTGATATTGCCGAACAAGTCTTTTTTAATGGGAGCGAAGCTTCCTCGAATGGACTTATCAATTAGATCAGCACCACGAAGCACTCCCTCACCTTCTTTTTCTTCCTCAGTCTTCCCTTCCTCTCTTCTTTCTTGTTTGGCTTTGTGTTGGTTTTCAAGAATTGTACTGTTCTGCCAGCCCACATCACGGTAAAACGGTACAAAAGGCACCGACTGCATGAACGTGGCCTCGTCACGACTTATCTGGCCGGTATCATGAGCAAACTCTAACAAGTAATGATTGAAGTACCCGTATTGTTCGGCGAATGTTTGCACTGCTTCAGCCTGATGTATTGCATCTCCGTCTGGTTGTTCAACAGACTTTATAACATCGGCAATTTGTGCGTCAGTCATCCAGCGATCACCAGCCTTGTGTGTTCCGGCTTTAACTTCTGGCTGTTTCTTTGTGTATACAGGGTTCGTGTCGTTGTACAACTGCTCCATTCGAGACACTTGTATTTCTAACT